ATGCAAAAGGGAATGTTGTTAAAGTAAATTTTGGCCAGAAAGGTGTAAAGATAAAAAAAGGTAATCCAGCAAGAAGAAAAAGTTTTAGAGCAAGACACCACTGTGATACCAATCCAGGACCAAGATGGAAAGCTAGATATTGGAGTTGTAGAAAATGGTAAAAGATAAAGAAATATATTGTAAGAATTGTCCTCATCATTGGAAGTTATCTGATGGAGGAAAAGATCCATACACTTGTCATAAATGCAAATATAATAATAAAGAAATGAAACTAACAGAGATTTTAAAAGAAATGGCCAAAACAGATCTTCACTTTCAAAATATAGTTAAGACTTTTGTTAATAGCGATAATCACACTAAACAAAATATTGCTAAGTATGTATCAGGAAAACCTCATTTAGATCTTGATAAGTTAGAAAAAGATTTATTAGAATTAGGTCATGATGATGTTGTTGAAATAGAACAAGAATTAGGTATTTATGATTTAGAAGAGAAAAAAGAAAAGCCAGGTCTTTGGGCAAATATAAGAGCTCAAAGAGCTAGAGGTGAAAAACCTGCTAAAAAAGGATCAAAAGAATTTAAGCAAGCAGTTAAGGCTGCAAAAGAAATTAATAAAGCAACAAAGAAATAAAATGAACAAAGTATCTTTTATCAAAGCACTTCTTGAAATGGACGAAGCTTCATTTACTAAGAAATATAATGATGATCCTAAATTGAAAGGTGGACAAAAAAATCTTCCTGATGAATTACAGGCACAACTTGTTAAAAAAGAAGGCCAAGATCATGAAGTTTCTATGGCACAAAATAGTTTAAAATCTATTATTAGTGCTGCTAGCCAATTGATGAACTCATTAGGTCAAGATGAAAAAGATATTCCTGCCTGGATTCAAGATCATATTACTAATGCAGAAAACTATATCAATCAGGCTTCTAAAAACTATCATGAATATAATGAAGGCGCGACTAGTGAATATGATATGGATGAACTTCCAGATGGTACAGAAGAGAAACTAGCCGGAGACCAAGAAGATAAAGAAGAAATGTTTCTTAAGAATATGATGGAAGATCTTTTTGAAGCTAAAAAGAAAAAACCGTCTGCTGGACTTACTAAAGCGCAAAAATCTACTATAGCTAAGAAAGCCGTGTCTGGTAAAGATATAGGAAAGAAAGGAAAAGGATTTGAGAAAGTTGCAGCAAATGCAGCTAAAGAATACGGATCAAAAGAAAAAGGTGAAAAAGTAGCCGCAGCCGCAATGTGGAAAGGTCAAGCAAAAAAATCATTAAAAGAGTTTGGCCCTTCTAATGCTAATGTGTCTAAAGCAAGATTTAAATTAGAAGATGTAATTAATTGGTTTACTAAAAAACAACAGGCAAAAGAATTAAAACACGGTTTTCCAAAACAATTTAAGTCTTTTATTAGTAGATTAAAAAGTCATGCAGAATCAGAAAATGGTTATATTCCTGTAAATTATGTATATCATGATATAAATGATTATGTTGCATATTGGCCTACCGAATGGTCACGCGAAGAGTATGCGGTTCAAGGAAAACTTCAAAATAAACATGCCAAAGAATTATATAGCGCAATCAGAAGTGAATTAAAAATGTACGATATAAAAGGTAATCCAATTAATTAAGTAGAGTAAAATATGCAAGTGAGTAATAACGATATACTAAAGACTATACTTTTAAATGAGTTAGATAGGATGGAACCTGAAACTTCAACGTTTGAGGATGATCCTATGCAATTTATATTAAGTAAGTATCAAGGTCTTAAAACAACTTTAGAATACTTAATGACTCCTTCATTTGAAGAATATGTTACTGGTATATATGTTGTTGCACCTAAGCCTACTACATTTAAAATAGTTCTACATAACGGACAATTTTTCTTTTTACAGTTTATGGGTAAAGCTTATGAAGCAACTGTACAAGGAAAGAAATACTATCTAATGACTATTGGTGAGAAAGAAAGAGCAATGGTTGCAATTTCTAGATTATTAAGATATGGAAATCCTTTAAAAACAAAAGGTCCAGAAGGAGCTGAACAAGCCACTAGAGATTCAGAAGGACCTGCAGAAGAAGCAGGGCCAACACCTCCAGCAGAAGGTGGAACAGAAGGTGGTGGAACAGAGGAATTAAAAGAATCTAAAATATTAGAAGCTATTTTAAAAAAAAAGATAGTTAGTGAATTAACAATAAGTCCTAACTATAAAACAAAAGCAGGATTTAATCCGTACTATACATTAAATGATAATCTTAAAAATCAAATTGCAAAACAATTAAAACTAGATCCTAATAAAATAGTTTTTAAGAATGTAATTGAACCTAATGGAAAACCTGTCTTGGATAGGAAAGGTGGATTTTCATTTCAGGTAGGAGTTGATAATGCTGGAAATATAAAAGATACTAATTATTATATAAAAGCAGGAAAGTCAGAAGTAACTGGTCATTATGGGACAACACTTCGCAAAGATTCAACGGCTTCATCAAATGTTAATGAATTTTTATCTTTATATTTTTTAGCCCATCCTTTTGATGGAACTGCAAAAGAGTTTATTAAATTTTCAAGAAAACCAGGTTTTAAAAATAGTGGCGTATTTACTGGTGAAGGTCAAGAAGTATCTATGCAATTTCTTAGTGATATGATAGCTCAAGATTCAACACCGGAAAGAGATATTACTATTGGTATGAATAATGCCAAAGCAGTAAAAGCTGATTTAAAAACAAATAAACAAACTCCTAGTAAATTATATTGGACTCCTAGAGCAAAACCTGGAGGCATATCTTCAAAAAATCCATCTGATATAATTATAGAGTTAGGAGATGGATCATTTATAGGATATTCAAATAAAATAACTTCAGGAGGAGAAGACACGACTCCAAAACTTAATACAAGTTTATCAGCTTTTGCTCAAAAATTAGGAGACGAATCTCAAGATACTAATATTAAAAATATTGTAGATCAGTCTTGGAAACAAGCAGCTTCAAAAGTAAAAGGAAAGAATGCTTCTAAAGCTATTAAAGGATTTGATATAACAAAAGAAAAACACTCAGAAAGTTCAAGTAGAAATGCATTTGCAGATCTAGCTAGGGAATTTCAAAAAGACGGTCTTGATTTTTATACTGATGGATTTTATTATATATTTAGGAATCAATTAATTGATAATCTTATTGATTACTGGTCTAATCCAAATAATCTTTCTTATCTTTTAAAAACGATAGGATTTTATACTTATGGACAAGTAGAGGAGGGATCTACTCCATGCCCATATAAATTATTAATTGGAACAGAAAAAGGATCTACAATAAAAGATGTATCTTCTGATGAGAAAACAAAAATTTTACTTACAAAATCAACTCCAAAAAATATAAAAGATATACGTGTAGGAACTTCAGGAGGACAATCTTTTACAATAACATTCTATAGTTCTCTTATTAAGGCATTTGTAAAAATACCATTAACAGTTAGAACTAGAGCTAGTGGCGGATGGGCAGGCAAGTCACTTTATATTAATACTCCAGGTATACAAATACTTGGACAAAAATAAATTTTTTTATATTAATTTTTTGTTGTATATTGTAATAATAAATAAAGTTTATGGCTAAGAAAGACACCGGTTTTAGAAAGATAAAAACTATAGAGGGCATTACTATGCACCTTTATGAGGATAAAAATGGCTTGTATAAACCTCATTGCACGACAGGACCAGCAATAATTTATCCGGAATCAGATAAAAGAACATCAGAATACTATTTTTACGGAGTTAAATATGACCACAATAAGTGGTATGAATTAACTAAATCATTTAGAAAACCAGAACCTAAAGAAGATTTAGATGATTGATAAATATTTATAAGTAAAAGAGACAATGCAACCGTTTAATATCCAGAAGTACTTAACTGAGAATAATCTCACTATTATTTCTAAAATAAGAGAAGAGGCAGAAGAAGATCTAGAAGATCAAGAGCCTACTAAAGCAGATCTTAAATCAACAGAAAAAGATTTTAGAGATTTAGATAAAAAGAAAAAAGAATATGCTGACCTTCAAGCAAAAGTAAAAGCAATTATATCTAAATATACAGTAAAATCTGCTGACGGATCTTTAAAACTTAAAGATGTAGCGGCATATAAGATTGCAGTTGGTAATATGCCAGATAGATTAAAACTTCTTAAACAACAAATAGATTCAGTAGAACAACCTAAATTAGATAATAATGAAAAAGACAGTGATTAATGTGGCTTTAGTTCTTATAGCTTTATTGGCTATATGGTATGTGTTTGTCATTAGCCCATCTAAATTTAATACTAAGCCATATGAAGCGAAGATAGATTCACTTCAGCATGATATCGATTCTATTCATCATGTAAATGATACATTAGAATTTGGGATTGTAGCTTTGCAAGAAGAAAATATTATTTTAGTTGAAAAAACTGGAGAGCTTAAAGGAAAAGTATTAGATTTAAAATCTAGCTTAAAACAAGCAGAACTTTCTCATTTATATACTCCTAGCCAAGTCGACAGTTTTTTTGAAAATAGATATTCTCAAAAGTACGCTGAAGTATCTAGCGACACTACTCAATTACCTATTCAAGTAAGTAAATCTGTAGTATTTGATTTACAACAAGCTGATATTAATAAAGATATAGTAATTGCTCAAGACGGGGTTATTGTAAATTTAGATCAAACTTTAATTAATACAAATCAAATTGTATCCACATTAAGAGAAAAAGAAGTTAATTATCAGTCTATAATTAAAAAACAAGTAGAACAAGGTGATAATTATAAAATTCAGATTGGTGGATTAAAAGAAGATATTAAGAAAAGTAATAGAAAAATTAAAATTGGTAAAATAGAAAAAATTGTTTTAGCAACTCTAGTAGCTGGTCTTGCTGTAACACATAAATAATGGCTGATACACAGATCAATATAAAAGAAAGAATAAAGGAGGAATTTGTAAGATGCGCAACAGATCCAGTTTACTTTATGAAAAAGTATTACATGATCCAGCATCCACAAAGAGGCCGACAACTATTTGATTTATATCCATTTCAAGAAAAAGTACTTAGATTATTTCAAAAGCATGACTATTCTATAATAAATAAGTCAAGACAATTAGGAATATCTACATTAGTCTCTGCTTATTCTTTATGGTTAATGCTTTTTAATAAAGATAAAAATGTACTTGTAATTGCAACTAAGCAGGAGACCGCTAAAAACATGGTAACTAAGGTAAGATTTGCTTATCAAAACTTGCCTACTTGGTTAAAAATAAATGCAGCAGAAGATAATAGACTTAGTTTAAGACTTTCTAATGGATCTCAAATTAAAGCAGTATCTGCGGCAGGAGATGCTGGTCGTTCTGAAGCTGTATCTCTACTTGTAATTGATGAGGCCGCATTCATTGATAATATTGAAACTATATTTACTGCTGCCCAACAAACTTTAGCAACCGGTGGTGGTTGTGTGGCACTATCTACTCCTAATGGTGTGGGTAATTGGTTTCATAAAACATATACGACTGCACAAAAACAAGAAAATAAATTTTTACCCATATCTCTTCCTTGGACTGTCCATCCAGAACGTAATCAAGATTGGAGAGACGATCAAGATATTACTTTAGGTAAAAGAAATGCAGCACAAGAGTGCGACTGTGACTTTGCTTCATCAGGTAATACCGTTATAGAGCCGGATATTCTTACTTGGTATGAAGATAATATGATTTGTGATCCAATAGAGCGCCGTGGTTTAGATAAAGCTTTATGGATATGGGAATATCCCGATCCTCTGAAATACTATGCTGTTGTGGCTGACGTAGCTCGTGGTGATGGAAACGATTATTCCGCATTCCATGTTATAGATATAGAATCAATAACACAAGTCGCAGAATATAAATCTCAAATTGGTACTAGAGATTACGCTAATATTCTTTTAAGTATAGCTTCTGAATATAATAACGCACTACTTGTAGTAGAAAATGCAAATATTGGTTGGGATGTTATTCAAACTATTATAGAAAGAGGATATAATAATATCCACTATAGTTATAAGCAGGATCAAAATATGGATTTTTCTAAATATGTAGATAAGTATAATAGGGCAGATGGATTAGTGCCAGGATTTTCTACCACAGAAAAAACAAGACCTTTGGCTGTAGAGAAAATGAGGAACTTTGTTGAGAATAGACTTGCAAATATAAAATCAATAAGACTATTAGAAGAACTTAGGGTTTTTATTTGGAAAAATGGCAAAGCGCAAGCTATGTCTAGTTACAATGATGACTTAGTTATGTGTTTTTCTATTGCTATGTATTTAAGAGAGACATCTCTTTTATATAAAAAGACAGCAGAAAGTTTAACTTATGCCGCTTTAAATAGCTATACAAAAACTCGTGATACTAGTATTCCATATAATACTATGGATCAATATAATCAAAATCCTTGGAGTATGAATATAAACACACCACAAGGAGGAGAAACACAAGATTTAACCTGGCTTATATAAAAAATTATGGCAGAACAACAGCAAAAACAGAACAATTTATTTTCCACTCTTAGACGTTTGTTTTCTACAGACGTAATCATTCGTAATGAAGGTGGAGATATGTTAAAAGTAATTGATACAGATACTATTCAAAGATCTGGCGTCATTCAAACAAACTCTTTAGTTGATAGATTCAATAAGGTATACACAATGTCTACGGCGTATGGTGTAAACCTCAATTTAGCACAAAACTATCAGTCAGCAAGGGTTCAAATATATGCAGACTATGATGCAATGGATACAGATGCGATTTGTTGTTCGGCATTAGATATCGTTGCAGATGAATGTACACTAAAAAATGAACAAGGTGAAGTATTACAAATTAGATCAGCGGATGAAAATATCCAAAAACTACTCTACAATTTATTTTATTCTGTACTTAATATTGAATTTAATCTTTGGTCTTGGGTTAGGAATATGGCTAAGTATGGCGACTTCTACCTCAAATTAGAGATAGCAGAAAAATATGGAGTTTATAATGTTATTCCTTTCTCTGCTTATAATATTGTACGTGAAGAAGGATTTAATCATGAAAATCCTCAAGAAGTTAGATTTAAATATGATCCAAACGCAACCTTAGCTTCGTCTACAGGATATAGTTCTGCTCAAAATCGTGATTCTGGTGTTTGGTTTGATAACTATGAAATGGCGCATTTTAGATTAACAGGAGATGTTAATTACCTTCCATACGGTAGATCATACCTTGAACCAGCGCGTAAACTATTTAAACAATATACATTAATTGAAGACGCGATGTTAATTCATCGTATCACCAGGGCTCCTGAAAGAAGAGTATTTTATGTAAATGTAGGAGCAATTCCTCCAGCAGAGGTGGATAACTATATCCAAAAAATGATTAATAAGATGAAAAAAACTCCTCTTATTGATCCAAATACTGGTAATTATAATCTAAAATACAACCAGCAAAATCTATTAGAAGATTTCTTTATTCCTGTTAGAGGAAATGATACGTCTACTAAAATAGATACTGCAAAAGGTTTAGAATATAATGGTATTGAAGACGTAGCTTACTTTAGAGAGAAGTTATTTGCTGCTCTTAAGATTCCTAAGGCTTTTATGGGATACGAAAAAGACTTGACAGGTAAAGCTACACTTGCAGCTGAAGATATACGATTTGCTAGAACAATAGAAAGACTTCAAAGAATTCTTATATCTGAATTAACTAAGATTGGATTGGTTCATTTATATGCTCATGGATATACAAATGAAAGTGCTGCCAACTTTACTCTTTCATTAACTAATCCATCTATTATTTATGATCAAGAAAGGATTGCTTTATTTAAAGAAAAAATAGATCTTGCTAAACAAGCAATGGAAGGATCTCTTTTACCAAGAGACTTTATTTATGATAAAATTTTCCACTTCTCGGAAGATCAGTTTGGTGAGTTAGAAGATCAAATAGTTGAAGATAAAAAAAGAGACTTTAGATATAAACAAATTCAAGAAGAAGGAAATGATCCTTCAGAATCAGGTCAAGCATATGGAACACCACACCAAATAGCAAGTCTTTATGGAGGTAAAGAAGATCAAGTTCTTAATGCTCCGTATGGATATGATGAAAATAAACCAGGACGTCCTAAAAGCTTTAGTTCAATTAAAGATACGGATAAATCTGCTTTTGGTAGAGATCCTATTGGTAGTGCAGATAGAATGGATTCTAATGAAACAGGTGAAGATACTATGAAACAAAATTTTAAAGGGAGGTCTCCTTTAGCTCTTGAAAACACAATGATTGAATATTTAAAGAATAGAGGTATGCTTTCTAAAATGAATAAGGGAGGAAGGAAAACAAAATTATTTGAAGAATCAAATCTTTTAAGTGACGATAATATAATTGAGGGTTTAGATTAATATATAGATATTTATTACTAGAGTATTCAAAAAACTATGAGCATTAAACATTCTAAATTTAGAAATACTGGTATTTTATTTGAATTACTAGTTAGACAGACTACGTCTGATTTAATTAATAACCAGGACTCAAAAGCTGTTAGGATCTTAAAAAAGTATTTTACTAATACAGAATTAGGAAAAGAGTATAGTCTTTATGGCACATTTTCCTCCAGTCCAAAATTAACTGAAGCTAAGTCTGAAATTCTTATTTCTACTATTATAGAGCAATATAATAAGCTAGATCATGATAAAATCAATAAGTTAAAGTATAATTTAATTAAAGAAATTAAAGCAAACTACGATTTAGATAA